CTATATGGAATTTTGTAAAATGACAACCACTAATCCTTTTGCTGTTACTTCATTTGTTAAACACTCAAAGTCACCATCATGACCGCTGATACGCAATTTGTTGCCAGGACGACGAGAAATAGCATAGACATCCAACGTACCATCAATATCTAACAGCCATGATCCATTTGATATTTCGTTAACGCCCATTTCTATAAGCCATGCTGATTTTCCACTACGGACATAGTTCAGGCTTTTGAAATCCACTCCATCAGGGACAAATGACTCATCGATGTAGCAAAAACCGTCATCATCAAGCTTGCCTGCCACAAGCATTTTTTTTGAGATAGTTGGTATTCCTGAGGTTGCAGACTTTTCCTGCGATTCAGTATTCATCTCACCCGTAGCAAGCCATTCAAGTGAAGCACCTGTATCTAATGCACAGGTAATCACTACATCGCCAGGAAAATATTCCCTACGAACCCATGTGCTTATCGTTCCTGTAGAAATCTCTAAATATTCGCTTAATTCTTTTTGAGTAGTGAAACCGTAAGCGTCCAAAATTCGTTTAAGAACTGACTTCCCACCCGCTGATAACATTTTTTTTAACAATGTCTTGCCGCGGTCAGCTCTCGTACTTTTTGAGACATTAGTATTTTTCACATTTGCATTTGCATTTGCATTTGCAAACAAACCACTTACTAGCCACTTGAGGTCTGCACCAGTATCTAATGCGCATTTGATGATGGCGTTGCCGGGAACGCTGCCCCTCTGCACCCATGCGCTGACGTTGCCAGGAGAGATTTCCAGACACACAGCCAACTCTTTCTGTGTTTTGACGCCATAAGAAGAAGATAAACGATCAAGTACTTCCGACGCATTAGGTTTGGATTCAGACATTGCCCACCTGAAAAAATACAAAAGCATTTTACAAATCTATATTTGTATTCTAAAGTGACAACACACCACATGTTACACAGTAGAACTCAAACTGCTCAAAGGGAGATTTTGCTTTATGTCTGATCAGAATGCAATTCAAGCGACCATTGATAAGAAATCCGTTTCTAAGGAACTATTAAACTCTGTTGTTTCCCAACTCCTGCCGGCCTTGGAGTCTGCCCTGTCTGCAACTATTGTGAACTCAATAAGTTTGCAACTGACCACACTAGCTAACTCCCCTACAATCTCTAAAAAAGATTTTGCTGCAATTAACGGCATCAGCTCCGCTGTCCTCGAAAAGTGGATCGCTAACGGCGTTGTCCTGCTTGCACCGACGCCTTCGACCACTATCACCCAGCAACGCAAAAACCGAAAAACAGGTCAAATGCAAACTGTTGTAATGGAACGTCATGGTAATGCCCTGATCAATCTTGAGGCCTGGCGTGAAAAAAACCGTCAGCAAGCCATCAAGTGCCGTTACATAAATCGTTGAGTCAGATTATTCAAACTAGCAGGGACTAACAATGTTTGATTATCGCGTTTCCAAACACGCTCACTTTGACGATGCATGTAAGGCATTTGTGAATCGTCATAACCTTACCGAACTTGCCGCGCTGATGGGGACTAAACCCCAAATCCTGCGCAATAAGTTCAACCCTGAACAACCTCATAAGCTTACCTGTGAGGAAGTTCTTTTAATCACTGATTTGACTGAGGACGCTAGCCTTCTCGATGGCATGCTGGCACAAATAAATTGCCTGCCGTCAGTACCGGTCAATGAAATTGCTACTTCTAATCTTTCAACCTACGCACTACAGGCAACTGCCGCCGTAGGTTCTATTGCAGCTGATGCAGTGAAAGGTGGTGCGGTCAGTTCTCAGCGTCGAATGTCATTACTCGAAGGTGTTAATGCCGGTATTCGCCATCTGTCACTGATCGGTTTAGTTGTTCAAGGTCGAGTACAGGCATCCCCTGCGCTGGCATCCGCAGTTGGTGCTATTGCAAGCGTCACGACAAACGGGCTGATGTGAATATGACTGTTTCTATTGCTCCATTTTTAAAACAGCAAAGTCCTTCTCGCCATTTCGGCCATGGTTGCATCGAATTGCCTGGTGGAAAGCGTTGGAACCCTTCAATGTCACAAGCCACTGCCACGCAGGCCGTGAGAAATCCAAAACCGCTTTTAAAGCGTCTGTTTAGTTGAGGTGATTATGTCTTTAGTAAATGAAGAACATATTCAAATAGGCAAAAAACATCTTTCCAGAATTAAAGAGATGTTTGACTTCAGAAAGAATGTAGCGCAGGAAACATTTGATACTCAGCCGCTGCACATGCGTAGAACAATCTGTTTTCATGCTGGCTTATCTCGCCGCCATCTTGAGATGAAGTTTGCTGAATTAACGCCGACGGAAAGGCACCAAGTAGTTGCGGCGCTAAATTCTTTGCTTGGTTTAACTGAGTCACTGCCCAAATTCATCAGTGATGATGACTGCAAGATAAATATTAAACACTAACCCGAATTCAAATTAATTGGCGTCAACTCGCCGGGCATTCGTTTGCCCAAAAACAGGAGTTCTGCATGAAAAATATGATTGATAACACCCGTCAGAATATTGTTGGTTTGCCAGTTATGGGCATTGATTTAGCTTCACCAGAACGCGATTACACATCAGTTCTTGATTTGTCGTTGATGCTCGACACTGCTCGTAATGAAGAACGCGCTAATAGAGCGGTGGTGTTTGCCGGTCGCCTTGAAGCGATTGCCAGTTTCATTCTCAAACGTGAAATGACAGGAATTGAAGCTGCAGAAGCACTCCGCATCGAAGCTAACCGAATTCAAAGTGAAGCGGAGGCGTAACAATGGCTGATGTAATCGACACCGCTCAGGAACGCGCTGACCTCATTCTTTCCGCCCAAATCCAAGCCGCCCGCGCAACTGTTGCAGGTGTTTCCGCAATGTTCTGCATCGACTGTGACCGCCCAATACCGGAGGAACGCCGTGCAGCTCTGCCGGGGGTTGAGCTTTGTGTCTATTGCAAAGAACTCGCTGAAATGAACGCTAAGCACTACCGAGGTAATTGATGATGACTTTCTCGGTTGTTCTTACCGTACTGGCGTTTATCAATGCTCATTTTTTATTCGCCGATATAAAAGATAATCAGTAATGAGTCGGCATTTTCATGGCACTCCGGTCTGGGGCGGTGCTGGTAAGGTATTGAAAGTGGCTATCCGTGATAGCGGTGCTTTCGTCTCTTACGCACGTCCAGACCAGATAAAACAATGCTTTACCTATGCAAATTCTGTCGGCTTAGATTGTGGAGCTTTTAGTGCCTGGAAACGCGGCTTAGTTATTGACTGGACAAAGTACTATCAGTTTCTTTCTGCCTGGTATGGACATGACAAACTTAAGTTCTTTTGCATACCGGATGTTATCGAGGGCGGCGAAGAAGATAACGACCTTCTAATTAAACAACTTCCTACTGTATTTCGTGATAAAGCCGCGCCAGTCTGGCATTTGCATGAATCGATTGATCGTTTAAAACGACTTGCTTCCGCCTGGGAGCGAGTCTGCCTGGGTTCATCCGGTCAATATGCGGCTATTCGGACGAAACATTGGCACGTAAGGATGCATGAAGCATTCGTTGCTATTCGGGACGAAAATCCACGCATTCACGTCCACGGTCTGCGCATGTTAGATGGTCGTGTCTTTGGCAACTATCCGCTTACTACCGCTGACAGTACAAATCTGGCCTGCAATGTGCCAAAAACCGAAGTGAAATATCCTGAGCTGACATCCCAGCTCCGCGCTATCGGCTGTAATGAGGAAGAAGTACTCGCGGGTCGCTGCGCAATCTTACGGAAAACCATCGAGATGGTGCACCCGCCGACATTGGCGGAATACTTCGAACGTTATCAAGCAAAGCGTTCCCCCCAGATGTGTTTGGAGTTTTAAATGAAAACTCCTGCTCATACGAACCGTTTTTCTCCTGAAATTATCGTGCCTGACGTGTGGGCATATCCCTGGAACAAACCACGCCAGGCCGTTTCTGGCCTTGAAAGACCGCTTACCCGTGATGAATACGATCAGGGGCAAGCTGTTTTAATCAGAGTAAAAAACCTCTCTACCGATCTTCGGGAAATTTTCACAGGTCGCCATGCGTATCTGCTGAAAACGCAGGGCATTCATGCCGCCAATAAATATCTGGTTTATACCCTTGGTCGCAGCATCCTTCCCCGTGTCGAAGCGGTCAATGCCGCTCACGCGATGAATGTTAAAGCCTCCATGAAATTCATGTCTGAGGCAGACACTTATCACAGCCTGCCGAGCATGGGCGATAAACCCTTGCGCCGGTTCGCCCAGGACATCGCCGGACAACTGAAAGAAATCTATGAAGAACGTTGCGATCAGTTGCTTGCTCAGTACAACGGGGATAATTCGATTCTTTTTGAGCGTGATACCCAGTGCGAGCTATACCGCGAAATCGCCGGTATGGCACAGGCTTTCAATATCACGCCGATGTATTGGGCAAAATTTTGCAAAGGCAAACTGGATGCCGTTTCCGCTATCGCTGCCATGTCGCGCCTGGTTAATCCGGATTGGTGGTTACGCCAACTGAAAGGCCAGCGCACCCGCTGGCGTGAATCTTTGCTGATCGCCATCGGCAAAGTGAACCGTGACGCTTCCCCGTATGCCAGTAAGCAGGCGATTCGCGAAGTGCGTGCGCGCCGCCTTTCAAATCTCGACTACCTGAAGAGCTGCGATCTTGAAAACGTCGAAACCGGCGAGCGCATTAGTCTGATCGATAAAGTGATGGCGAGCATCTCCAATCCTGAGATCCGACGCATGGAACTGATGAGCACCATAGCCGGTACCGAAAAATATGCTGCGGCAAATGGCGATGTCGGCATGTTTTTTACTATCACTACCCCTTCCAAATATCACCCGACCCGCATGGTTGGCAAGGGCGATAAAAAGCGCGTTCAGCGCAATCACGCCTGGGACAAAGAGGCCTATACCCCGAAAGATGCGCAGCGTTATCTGTGCGGGATCTGGAGCAAAATGCGCACCGCGTTCAAGGATGGCGGTCTGTCTGTTTACGGAATGCGCGTTGTCGAGCCTCACCACGATGCGACGCCGCACTGGCACATGATGTTATTCACTAAGCCCGCCATGCGTCAGCGGGTGATCGATATCATGCGCAAATACGCCATGAAAGAAGACGGTGACGAGCGCGGGGCGGCAAAGAACCGTTTTGACTGTAAGCACATGAACCGTGGCGGCGCGGCTGGCTATATTGCTAAATACATCGCAAAGAACATCGACGGTTATGCACTGGAAGGCGAGCGCGACCACGAAACCGGCGAGTTGCTGACTGACTCCGCGGCTGCTGTTACTGCCTGGGCTGCTACCTGGCGTATACCGCAGTTTCATCCTATCGGCCTACCTACCATGGGTTCCTACCGTGAGTGCCGCCGCATCCGTTCCATCAGTCTGACTGAAACCTTTGACGAAGAAGTGGAAGCCGTTCGCGCTGCTGCTGATGCCGGTGATTTTATGGCGTACATGTCAGCCCAGGGAGGCGCTAATGTTCCACGCGACGATCAGACTGTGCGTGTCGCCCGCCGCGTCGCTGATGAGCTAAACGCATACGATGAGGAAGTGAAAAAGGTTGTGGGTATTTTCGCGCCTCACCTCGGCGACTCCCGCGTTTATGAAACCCGTACAACTCAATGGCGCATCGTTTCTTCCGCCGTTGACGTTGAGGTTTTGACCTCAAAAAGCGCCCACGGCGCGCCTCGGAGTCCTGTCAATAACTGTGGGTTAGGTGGAAAGAAACAGGCTGCAAATAGGCGCGATAGCAAGGCTGGGAGCGACCTTACAACGTCTAATTCTGACAAACTGCGAGTTATTGACTGGACAGACACTGCCGCTGTGAGGGCGATTGTGGCGCGTATACGTGAAGAAACGCCAAAGGTGAGTAAATCACAGCGAAGTTTTGACCCGACTAAAGGCCGTGATGTGGCCCCATCGGCAAGATTGACGCCTGAAGAACGGGCGCGATTGCCTCAGATTGAACAGGAATTGCTTAAACACGATATCAAAGCTCAAAGATGGGAGCTGGAAGCATTAACCCGGGGAGCCAAAATCAGTTTTGGTGATGTTGTGATCCATCATCCCCCTCTTATGGACTGGCAGGAATTTTATGACGACTAAAACTATTGAAACATTCATCTAAGCTATTGGTTAAAAAGTAACATTCAGTTTTTATTGGAATTTGTTAAGAAATGATAATATTATACTGTATAAATAAACAGTGCATTGGAGTGAGTAATGGAATCCTCTCATGAGCTAAAGATGGCTTTGATAAAAATCCGGCTTATGGCTGACATCACACAGTCAGCCCAGTGCAGAAATGACGAATATGCGCTGGTGATGGAAATGATCTCTGACATGGCCGATAGCGTTCTGGATGAAGAAGACACGCCGTCAGTGCCATTCTCTGTTTACGACGATGAAGAATAGCCAGGAACGCGGGCGATCTCACTTTGATAGCTCTGCATGCAGTGAGTGCATGATTTTGCATTGTGATCGCCCTGCTCTTTTCTCCCCGCGACACCAGTGCTGGCGTGGATCACAGTGGATCACGCAACTGCATCAAAAGCGACCTATAAAGCGGGCAGGCGTGGCGGGGATAGCATTGCGCGCTAATAAAATTTATTTTATAAGCACTGATGCTACAAATATTGGATGAAGATTGATCTTGAAAACAATAACCACCCTCAAACTAATTCAAAAAAAATAATAACTCATAAAACTATTTGCACTAAAACAAAAATATCAAAAGTGACATTTCAGTTGACATAGCAGCATTCTTCTTTAAATTAAATGAAAATATTTGTACATTTTTCTTTTTCAATCTCTATGGATAAGGGATTACACTATGACAAAAAGTGAATTCGATGCTACCTCCTCGTTACTTGGATATATTTACCAGGTAAGATTGGCCCTTCTTCTTGCTCTCACAAAAGTCACTGAAAATGAAGATCCCGACATTCATTTTGTTTCAATTGAAAAGTTAGGTTGGCATCCAGAGTATTTCATGTTACTGAATGCCTCCAACGATGGGGCAGCTGCATGAAGGACCTAATTGAAAACTTAACCAATGAAGAGTTTAATTATTATAACCCACTTTATTGCGGTTTCTTGCTATTACATCTAGTTGAAGAACATGAAAAAAGAAATAAAATGGGTTTGGATTCTAATTTAATTTACCTCGCACTGCCATTAATAATGACTAAAGAAATAAACTCTTGCATGCCCAAAACCATCAAAACCTCATTTTACAGTTGGTTATTTAAAAATCAGCTAGTGATTGTTAATTTTTATGAAATAGCAAAAGATTTTTCCTTAATAACTAATGAAACCTTAAAATTACTCATAGACTTAAATTTAATAACGGTAAGTAAATATGGTCGTATAAAATCCAATAAAAAGATCAGGTTAAAATTACCAATTATTTTCAAAAAAAGTAATGTGATCATTACGCAGTATAATACTGTTCGTTTTATTTCAAAATGGTTCAAGGATCATTCAGCAGCTGAAATTTATACCGGATTAGGAGTCAAACCTTAAATGAAAATTATCAAAGTATGTCTCTTTAATGATAAAAATGAAATAAGAGTCATAGACTTCAAAACTTCTGGCCTCAACATAATAACTGGTGCATCAAAAAGAGGTAAGTCGAGCATACTAGACATCGTCGAGTACTGTTTAGGCTCCAATCATTGTAACATACCATATGGACATATTAGAAACTATGTTTCATGGTTTGCAATTCTATTAAAGAACAATGATCAAGAAATTTTTATTGCACGAAAAAAACCAGAAGCCAGATCCAATGTTAGTAATGAATTTTATCTTTCTCATGGAAAAAAAATAGATATTGATAATATTTTGTACTTAGAGGAAAATTCAAATCAACACGATATACTATCATTCCTGTCTCAAGAAGTAGGGATGTATCCTCACATAACCGAAGTCCCACAGCATCAAACACGTCCGAAAATAGATATAAACTTTAAGCACTCTCTATATCTTTACTTCCAGAACCAAGATGAATTAGCAAGTAAGAAACTTATTTTTCACCGACAATCTGAACAACATATGCCACAGGTGATCATTGATACAATACCATATTTTATTGGGGCAATCGAAAATGGCAGACTGTCTGAGCTCGAAAAATTACGACAACTTAAAAGGGAATTAGCAACAAAAAAAAACAAACATTATGAAATTAATTCTTTAATAGGAGATGGGCTAGCCAAAGGCAATAGCTTATTAAATCAAGCAAAGGCCCTCAGATTATATAAAGGCGATGGTTATATCAAAAATATAAGCGTTATATTAGAAAACCTCAAAAAAATTGAGGAATGGACTCCTTCACCATTGAAATCAGATGACAATATCGATCAGACTGAAAATCTTGATAAATTACAAAAGTCTTATGAAAAACTTTCTCTGGAAAAAAGAATTCTTAACTCAAAAGTAGTTGAATTACGTTCTTACGCATTAGCAGTCGATGAATACAGCACGTCTAAAAATGAACAATTGATACGATTGAAATCAATTGAAATTTATAAAAAGACATTAGAAAACACCGATAACGAATACATAGACCTTATAAGGAGAAATTTATTAAAATTAGAGCAAGAGTTAGAAGACTCTTCAACAAAACAACCTAGAATATCAGATTCATTGAATGAATTAGAAAAAAAGCAAAAAGAAATAGCTTTAGATTTAAAATCTATGCGTGAACAAATTAACTTAATACGAAGCATTAACTTTTCTTCTAACGTAAAAAAAGAATTTAATAATGATATCGAGTCAGCAAAAATAGTCGGTAAAGCATCTCTTTATTTGGAAAGCCTTGAGTCTGTAAATAGTAATTCTTATCTTAGAAATGATATTGAGCGCCTCGAAAATCTGATCTCTAGTTTAGAACAACATCTAAACCCAACTAATATACAGGAATTACTGGAGTCTCAAATAAACTTTATTAGTGAAGATATTACAAAGTGGTCAAGAGAACTACAATTAGAACATAGTGAATACCCTATTAAACTTGATATAAAAAAACTGACTATATCCGCGGATACACCTAAGGGAAGAATCCCACTATATCAAATGGGGAGTGGGGAGAACTGGGTAGGTTATCACTTAGTTACTCACGTAGCTTTGGCTAAATGGTTTGCAGAGCAAAAACGACCAGTTGCAAACTTCCTGTTCTTTGATCAACCTTCGCAAGTTTATTTTCCATCTGATAAGTCGACCAAGGGGAATCTAAATGAAATTGAAAAAGATGAGGATAGAGTTTCTGCAAGAAGAATGTTTAAATGGCTTTATGATGTTTGTAAATATGAACTTAAGGATAAGGTTCAGATAATTGTGACAGACCACGCCCATATACATGAGGATTGGTTTGAAGAGTGTATTAGAGATGTTGAATGGAGAGGTTTTAATGCTTTGATACCTCTTGAATGGTATCAAAGCTAACAGTAAATTAGCCCCAGTAGTTATAGGCAATAGGGGCTAAATGTAATTAAGTTAACAGCTATCCATTGATTAAATTCCTTCATCCTCTCCTGCAGCGGCGACAGCTCGTTCCTAACGAATACCTGCGCCGCCTTCTCCACATCCCCAAACCCGCCAGCATTATCAGGAATGATGCCCATCATCTGCGGCGGAACGCGGTGCGCGCTTAGCAGGTCATCACGGCTCGATTTCTTGATGTTGAAGAAATCATCCTTGGTAGCGACTTCACTCAGCGGCAGAATCTGGATGCCGTCTTTCTTGCCGTTCGGCGCGTACATGAACAGGTTGCGGAAGTTGCCCAGACCTTTGGTATCACGCATTGCCTTACGCATTGAATCAATATCACTGCTGCTTTGCGCTGCGTCGGTCATATACAAGATGTAGCCCGCATGAGCACCGTTCTGGTAATACTTGCGGCGGAACAGTGTGGCGGCCTCGTTCAGCCAGGCAGAGTTAAGCGCGCTAAGATATTCCGGCAGGCCATAAATCTCCTGGTTAATGTCCGGTTCGATCAGGTGGAAAATACTACCCGCAGCGAACTGATGCGGTTCTTTCCACCCTTGCACAAACCAGTACGTCCCCTCTTCCACTCCGCGACGAACATACTTAGCCGGCACAGCCTCAAATCGCAGCGGTTCGCCGAGCTGGTTGCGGATAAGTTCCAGATACGCATTTCCGAACACCAGATAATCCAGGGCGAATTTGCTGAACTCCTGCTGGCTCAGCAACGGATGCGGGATGAATGTTGAGGCGAGAATATTGCGCTTCACGTAAATCGGAGAGCTGTGATGAACAGCGGCGCGAAGGCTACGGGCAAGGCCATCGAAACTGACCGGTGGCTCATACCAGCGACCGTTACCGGTGCATTCGATGTAATCCAGAATGTCTCGGCGGTCTAACACCGGAGTTGGATCACCGAAGCTGAACATCTCTGCGCCCTGCTGGCTTTCAGTGGTCGTGGTCTGCGTGGTTTTACGGTATTTGCGCTTGCTCATTTAGTAGAACTCCAGAATGTTCGGGCTTTGTCCGCCGTTGGCGGCGGTCAGTGGTTCGTTTAACAGGGCGTGCATGATTGCCCACGCGACGTCGGCGTGGCTGGCCTCTTCACTGCGGCTGGCTTCGTAGGTTGAACGGTTGCCGCTGGCGGTCATGGTTTTACGGATCGCCATAAACGAAGCAGTGATGTCTGTGTGTCCGGTGTCGTATTCCAGGCGGCCGGAGCTGATGGTGTCTTTTGCTTTGAGTACCAGTGCGGTTTTCACCTCAGGGCTGTAACGGATCTCACGCGCCGCAGGAAAGAACTGCTGCACAAGCTGGAATACACCCTGCCCGATGCCAGTCGCATCGATACCGATGTACTCCACGGCATAACGATTGGTGAGCTCCTCGATGCTCTTGGCCTGCGCGGCAAAGTCCATGCCTTTCCATTGGTGACGCTCGAGCACGCGGAACTTGCCGCCGGAAACCACCGGCGGAGCGATCACCGCACAGCCTGCGCTGTCGCCGGTGTGCGACGGGTCGTAACCAATCCACACGGGACGATAGGCAAACGGTCGTTTCAGATAGGGGTCGAAGTCTTCCCACTCATCCAGGCTGTCCACCATGCAGCCCTGCAACTCGGCGAACGGGAACACCGACGCCTGATCGTCCACGAACTCACACATCAGCAAGTTTTCATATTCGGCGGGGCTGTATTCCAGTTTCAGTTGCTCCAGGTCGAACAGGTTACAGCCACCAGACAGCGCATCTTCCACCGTCACAATCTGCCGCCACTGGCCGTCATCGCAGAGCACTCCTTTTGACAAGTGCGCATGCGTCAGATCCAGGTCAATTCTGTCGGCTTTATTGCGACGGCCTTTGTTGAACAGTTCACCAGACCAGAACGGATAGGCACTGTGTGCCAGACTGGATGGCGTGGAAAAGTAGGTGCTTCGCCATTTCTTATGCAGTGACATGCCGGATGCGACTTTGCGCAGCTCCTGAAATTTGGGGATCCAGAAGTATTCGTCCAGGTACAGGTTGCCGGTGTAGCTCTGCGCGGTGCGGACGTTGGTACCGAGGAAAATCAGCCGTGCGCCGTTCGGCAGCACAATCGGGTCGCCTTTTAGATCCACGTCAACCTGTCTCGCAAAGTCGATGATATAGTTCTTAAAGACGTGCGCCTGCGCCTTACTTGCCGACAGAAAAATCTGATTACGACCGGTGGTCAGCGCGTCAATCAGCGCTTCCCGGGCAAAGTAGAAGGTTGCACCAATCTGGCGGGACTTGAGAATGTTGCGGATACGGTGTTGAAGTCCGGCCTGATGCCAGCCGCGTTGATACTCGAACGATGTCTCGATAAAGATATCGCCGAGCTTTTCGATGGCCTCATCACTGAAAACATTCTTATCGGGTGCCTTTCGTTCGCCCTTATTACGATTGGCAACGTTCGGATTTAAATCAGCCTCACTGCCGGTGTGGTTGTAACGATTAACCCTTGCCAGGCGTTCAATCTGTCGGCCTAACAGGTCGATCTCTTTGTAGTCCTTCCCCTCCTTCACATCTTTCATAACGAGCTGGATAAGCCGCGCTTCCATGCTGGTTTCCACGCGAGAAATGGGCGCAATGGCCTCCCACTGATCGCGAGTTTTCCAGCTCTGCACGGTCGGCGTTTTTTGGCTCAGCATCTCCCCGATTTGCCGCACAGAAAAACCCTGCCAGTAAAGCAGTGCCGCCTGCCGGCGCGGGTCGCTGATGATAGTGGAGTTTGAAATATTCATGCCGCCACGTTACCGGCCAGACAGCCGTTTTTCGCGCTGCCCACGTTGTGCCATCGGGCAACAACCCGCATCGGCTGGCGGCCTGCGGTGACTGTCTGGAAACTAACTCCCGTTCTCAACACTCATTACCGGAGTCAGTCACATGGCAAAGAAAGTATCAAAGTGGTTCCGCATCGGGGTCGAAGGTGACACCTGCGATGGCCGCGAAATTGATGCTAACGACATCAAACAAATGGCGGAGACATACAGCGCGAAAGCCTACGGTGCCCGCGTCAATCTGGAACACATCAAAGGTGTTTTACCGACCAGCGATTTCCGCCGTTATGGCGACGTGATCCAGCTTAAAGCCGAACAAATTGATGACGCGGCTGAACCGCTGCTGCATGACAAATGGGCGCTGTACGCGATGATCAGCCCGACCGCGGATTTAACACAGATGGTCGGCGACGGGCAGAAGGTTTACACCTCGATGGAGATCAAACGTAACTTCGCCAATTCCAATAAATCCTACCTGGTCGGTCTGGCCGTCACCGACGACCCCGCAAGCCTCGGCACTGAAATGCTGGAGTTCAGCCGTACGGCAAAACAGAACCCGCTCGCCGGTCGTAAAACCGATCCGGACAGCCTCTTCACCGTCGCCACCGAAGCACTGATTGAGTTTGAAGATGCGCCGGAAACTGCCCCTTCTCTTTTCGCCCTGGTGAAACAAAAGCTTTCACGTAAGCAGGCGTCCGACGATGCCCGTCTGGCCGATGTTCACGAAGCCGTCAGCGAGGTCGCTCAATACGCTCAGACTGAACTGGATAAGCATGAAACCAGCCTGACCGACCTGCTGAGCCGCGTCGATACCCTGGAAAAATCCAACGCTGCCGAACATGACGCCCTCATTGAATTGAAAGGCAAGTTAGCGCAGACACCAGCGCAGAAATTCGGCCAGCGTCCGCACGCAACCGGCGGCGCAGGCGTAGACGAGACGGTCACCGACTGCTGATCCAACACCTTTAACTCATTTTCAGGAAACACCTCATGAAAAAAGAAACGCGCTTTAAATTTAATGCGTTCCTCTCCCAGCTCGCCAAACTCAACAACGTTGACGTCGGCACGCTGGACAAGAAATTTAACGTCGAGCCGTCCGTCACGCAGACGCTGATGACCAGATTACAGGAATCCTCAGAGTTTCTGACCCGTATTAACATCATTCCGGTAGACGAAATGATGGGCGCGAAAGTGGGCGTCGGTGTGACCGGCACGATTGCCAGTACCACCAACACTGACGCCGGTGACGAGCGTGAAACGGCTGATTTCACCAAGCTGGATCAGGAAGGCTACCACTGCACCAAAACCAACTACGACTTCCACTGGATGTACAGCAAGCTGGACTTGTGGGCGCGCTACAACGATTTTCAGACCCGTTTGCGTGACGCCATTATCAAGCGTCAGGCGCTGGATCGCATCCTGGTCGGCTTTAATGGCGTTTCACGCGCACCGACTTCTAACCGCGTTCAGAATCCGCTGTTGCAGGATGTCGGTGTGGGCTGGCTCCAAAAATACCGCCTGAATGCCCCATCCAAAGTGATGGGCATGATTGTCGCCGAAGACGGTAGCGTGACCATTGAGGCGGTCAAAGTCGGTGGCGAAGGTGAATACAAAAACCTCGATGCGCTGGTCTTTGATGCGGTGAATGAACTGATCGACCCAATCTATCAGGACGACACCGAACTGGTGGTTATCTGCGGCCGCAAGCTGCTCGCGGATAAGTATTTCCCGCTGATCAACAAACAGCAGCCTAACACTGAGGCAATGGCCGCCGACCTGATTGTCAGCCAGAAACGCATCGGCAATCTGCCCGCCGTTCGTGTGCCCGGCTTCCCTGCTAACGCCATGCTGATCACCCGCCTGGATAACCTGTCTATTTACTGGCAAGACGGCACACACCGCCGCCACGTTGAGGAAGTACCTAAGCGTGACCGTATCGAAAACTACGAATCCATTAACGAGGATTATGTGGTGGAAGATTACGGCTGCGGCTGTCTGATCGAGAACATCGTAGTGACCGCCGGAGAAGACGACACTGCTGAAAAGGCCGAACTCAGTAAATTCACCTCAGCGATCGTTGATGCCATCAAAACTGCATCCGGTACCACCATACCGGCAGCTCAGGAGTAAGCCATGACCAGCCCTGCCCGACGCCATTTGTTGCGGCAGTCAGCGATCGAAGCCGCGCAGCAGGATACCAGCCTGCTGCGTCATGCCACCGGCTATGAACTGCTGCTGCAAAAGCTTAATGCTGACCAGAAAGCCCTGAAGAAAGCCTATTCCGCTGAGAAAAAGGCAGAACTCAAACGCAAGATGCTGCCCGAATATGCGCCGTGGGTGGCGGGCGTTCTCGCTGAGGGTAAAGGCGCACAGGACGCCATCCTGATGACCATCATGATCTGGCGTATTGATGCCGGTGATTATTCCGGTGCGCTGGAAATCGCCCGCTATGCGCTGCATTACAAGCTGGCGATGCCGTTCGGCAAACGCCCTGCCGGTTATGCGCTGGCGGAGGAAATCGCCGACATGAGCACCCGCGCTCATGCTGCCGGTGAGCAGGTCAGTCTCGATGTACTCATGACCACGATGGAACTAACGGAAAGCCAGGACATGCCGGATCAGGTACGCGCCAAGTTGCACAAAATCACCGGCTACCTGTATCGCGATGCGGAGAAACTACCGCTCGCCCTGCAACACCTGAAACGCGCCTTCCAGCTGAACAGCAACTGCGGCGTTAAAAAGGATATTGAGCGGCTGGAATCAGCCATCAAAAAGGCTGCCAGCAGCTAAACAGAACGCGCCCCGCGCCGGACGGCACGCCAGCCGCGACAGGTCTGTGACCTCGTTCAACGCTGGCGTCCACCGTCCCCTATTCAGAGGTCACTATGTCTCTTGTTGTACCTGCACCAAAGCCAGACGCCGCGATGGAACCCGTGATCAAAAACACGCACTTCTGGCCGGATATCAATCCGCTCGAGTTACGCGACACGCTTCGCCTGGAAGGAACAGTGACCGCTAAACGTTTGCGAGCCGTCATTAAGTACGCGCTGACCGAAGTTAACGCCGAGCTTTACAGCTACCGCGTCGCACAGGTGGCTCAGGGATACAAAACCCTCTCTGATGTCCCGGCAGACCAGATTGATGACGAAAGTATCAAAGTCTGCGCCTACCTGCGGGCAGTTTCATCCCTTACGGCTGCCATTCTGGCGGAACGGTATCCGAACAGTGATACCACCGATGCTGGCAGTAAAAAGGCCGAGATTGTCGAGAGTACGGTTGATGAGCTGTGGCGTGATGCCCGCAACGCGATCAGCGACGTCGCCGGTGTGTCCCACTGCATCATCGGGCTGCTCTGATGAAAGTCTATGCCGAACAGGGCGACACCTTGGATTCGCTTTGCTGGCGGTACTACGGGCGCACGGAATCGGTAGTTGAACACGTTTACGCGGCTAACGTTGGCTTAGCCGCTCGCGGGGCAATTTTGCCCCATGGCTACGCGGTGGAGCTGCCGGATATTTCCCAGGCCGCAGTCAGTGAAACCGTCTCACTTTGGGACTGATGACTATGGAGCGCATCACCTCGTTTATCTGTTACTGCGTCGCGGCCTTTCTTGCCTGGCTAGGCGCGATGTCACCGCAGGATATTGCCTTTCTGGTTGGTGCCGCCGTCGGCGTCGCTACCTTTATGGTGAACTGGTACTACCGGCGCAAAACTTACTGCCTGCTGAAAGAAATGGGTATCAGAGGGGACATTAATGCAGCCATCAATCGTTAGACGCTGCGCCGTCGTCGCCGTTCTGGCGATTGCCGCGCTGCTGCCGAAAGCGCAGACGTTGAAAACGTCCGCCGCCGGTCTGGCACTGATCGCTGATTTTGAAGGCTGCCGCCTGTCGGCCTACCAGTGCAGCGCGGGTGTCTGGACAAACGGCATTGGGCATACCGCAGGCGTGAAGCCGCAAACGCAAATCAGCGAACGTCAGGCCGCCGTTAACCTGGTGGAAGACGTGATGCGGGTGGAGAAAGGCATTGCGCGCTGTATGCCGGTTGCCATGCCGCAGCCGGTGTATGACGCCGTGGTGTCGTTTGCCTTTAACGTCGGCGTGACGGCGGCGTGTAAGTCAACGCTGGCGTTTTTCATCAACAAGGGTGAATGGCGAAAAGCCTGCGAACAGTTGCCGCGCTGGGTGTTTGTGAACGGTGTCCGCGTCACCGGCCTGGAACGCCGCCGCGCGAATGAGCTGGCCTACTGCCAGCGGGGAGTCTGATGCGTGTTTTAATTTTATTACTGCTGGCAGCCTGCGCGCTGGCGGGGCTGCAAACCTGGCGTATCGGCGGCCTGCATGACGAGGCAGACCAGGCGCAGCGGATCATCGGCACGCTGTCCGCCGGTATTGAAAGCCGCGACAACGCCATTCACCGCCTGAACGATGAGGCCGTTACGCGGGAACGCCAGGAACAAAGCCTGCGCACCCAGCTCTCACGGGCGGGTGAGCAGGCACGCGTCCGTGAAATTCACCTTCAAAGGTTACTCAATGAAAATCAGGAAATGCGCGATTGGTATAGCGCTCACCTGCCTGACGGTATTGGCCGGATGCACACCCGCCCCGCCTTCGCCAGCGCCGCAGATTATCTTCGTTGGCTGTCCGGCGGTAACCAGTTGCCCGATACCGGCAAGCTCACCGGCCACTAACGGCGACTTAAGCAGTGATGTCAGAAACCTGGAGGCCGAGCTGGTAGCCTGCGGCCTCCAGGTGGAAGCGGTCAAACAATGCCAGGAGGAACACCGTGTTAAAACCCGCACAGCTACGCAAAGCCTTAACTGACGCCGTGCCGGTGCTGCAAACCAGCCCCGACCAACTGCGGATGTTTGTGGATAACGGGCGCATCGTTTCCACGTTAGCCAGCTCGCTGTCGTTTGAATATCAGTATCAGGTCGAACTATTGATCACCGACTTTACCCAGGACAGCGATCTGATCATGGTGCCCATTCTGGCCTGGCTGCGTGAGCATCAGCCGGACATCATGGCGACGCCAGAAAAGCAACAAACGGGCTTTAAATTCACCGCAGATATGCTCAACGATGGAGGTTATGATATCGCTATTCATGTACAGCTTACCGAGCGCGTGATCGTTAAACAGATTGATGCCGGTCTGCACGTTGAGCATTTTCCTGAACCGCCGCTGCCGGAGCCGGTGGAAAGGCCGCGTGAGCTGTACCTGCACGGCGAGTTAGTGAGTCAGTGGAATGTCTGAATTATCAGCGTTTGATACCCGCCTGGCGGGATTGATTGCCGCGCTGTCACCACAAAGCCGGAAGGCGTTGGCGGCGACCATTGCGAAGCGTCTGCGTAAACATCAGCAGCAGCGCATTAAGCAGCAGGTCACGCCGGAGGGGCAGCCGTTCGCCCCGCGACGTCCGCAGTCTTTGCGGGCAAAGAAAGGCCGCATTAAACGGGAGATGTTCGCCAAACTGCGCACGGCAAAATACATGAAGGCCAAAGGCACCGCTGACGACGCCGTGGTGGAATTCACCGGTCAGGTGCAGCGTATGGCGAAAGTGCATCAGTACGGCCTGCGCGATCGCCCATCGGTCAGGGCAAAAGAAATGCAGTATCCGGCGCGCCCGCTGTTAGGACTGGACGCGGAGGATATGAAGATGGTGGAAGATGAGTTGCTACAATGTATTAGCTCAGACTTGACCTGACACAACTGCGGCACAGAGCCAAACCTAATCTGACGGGCAGGTCAGTGCCAAAAGCGCACGGCGTTAATCCGGCGTCCATCAAATATTCGAAAGCATTTTCATGTTAGGAGAAAGTGCTTAGCTTATGTATGGAACAAGGATTCCATATTCTAACTTCAAACTCGTTGATTTTTTATAAATTTGTGATAATAATCTAACGATAATATAATACTCAAGGACGTGATTGTGGCCGACTATATAAATAGCAACATATTATGTGAGTCATATGTCCATGTTGAACCTGAGTGGTTGAAACAGGTAAGTGCTGTAATTCGTAAAGAAAAGTTATCACTAATTAGAAGCGAAATAGAAGATTTTGCTGACAAAAGAATAAAATTCTTTTTATCTGATGATGTTGTAATTGAAATAAGTTTTACTGAGGGTTCAATTAGAGCAACGATAACTGCCTATGGTCCAATTATTTTATTGATCGGTTCAGCAATATTAAATTATTCGAGTTTTAGAGAAAGTGTTAAGCAGTTGGCCTCTGACATGCATCGTGCGTCATCAATGTTATCCTCAGAAATGCTCTTCCAGACAAACTCCAGAAACAAGAGTGAGATCCTTCGTATTGAAGCCAGAAAAGGAGTCGTTGGTTCTATAGAGAGAATTAATAATAAAATAGATTCCATTGACTCTCAATTAGTAGGTAAAGAACTCTCTCCTACCCGTATAAATGGCGAGTTACTTGATCTAAATGACATGATCCTAAAGCTACTATCGAACCTAAAAAACGCAGAAGATAAAAAATTAGTTGTTTCAGCATTAATTGACGGTGTATCCAAATTATCAATACGCAAGTCTCGCTTTAAGCTCAAGAATAAACTCGATGAGTCAATGTATGCAAGCCTCCTTAATGAGAGAAAAAGCATCATCAAAAACCTCGCTCAATATAAATGATAAGAGGGCGAGGTCACTGGTTTTATTCACGTCCGTATGTCAGCTTTGTGCCAAGCGGACATTGCTAACATTAAGATCTAATAATGAATATGCAGCGAGATAACATGTGATTTACAATGATTACAGTAATATAGGCAGGAGACACCATCTGGGCTCCATGAACAGAACAACGTATATAAATAATATGAAATGTTCAAAATTGAGGCGTTAATGAACCTTCCAATACAATTTTTACACTATGACGTAAGCCTAACGTTTGAAATTATTGACTCTCTAAATGCGCAAACTGATGCCTCTATCGCAGGTAATATAAGCGAGTATCGAACCAAAGGGCCAGAAACTGAAGAGTATGAAATCTCTGCTGATGATGATGGTTATCACGTAGTTGAGTATTACATGGGGCTTGATAGCGGCTCTGTTGATTTAGATGATATGTTCACATCGTACTATCCCAGCGTTACACGTCGTTCTGTCTTTTTGACGTTATATGGCATGCTTGAGCACGATTTTGAGAAGCTATGCAATGGCTTTGCAAGGATTCACAAGGCGCCCGTTAAGCTGTCCGATCTCAGAGGTAGTGGTTTTGAACGTTGTGATTTGTATGCCAGGAAGATCATAGGCATGAAATCTTCAAATCATTACTCATCTGTTAAGAAAGTAACTAAGTTGCGTAACGCTTGTGCGCACAATGATGCGCGTTTCGTCTGCAATAATGATAGTCACATCACTGAGCTAGTTGACTTGATGCGCACTTATTCAACGGAATTTGTTCAAGATGGTAAGCAGGTTAACTTTAAAGCTGGCTCTCTCCAAGCGATGACAGACATATTAAAAAACTACTTCAACGACGTTCAAGAAGCCCTGAAGGTACATAAAATACCTGACCCATTTATTGAATTCCGCCAATAGACCTTTGGCAAATAAAGAAACCGCCTGATGTGTACTGTAACCCCAAAGGTATCATTTTTACAATAAATCAATATAAATCATAACCATATGAACATTAGTAATTAAAAGAATTTACTATACTCAACGAAATTTATGCGTAACTTTTGTTCAATCCGAAGGCTAGAAACGGTTTGAATAATATCTTTCTATTCGAGGGAGTATATGGAAGAACGAAAACTTAAGGTTACCCATTGATTGACATACTGTATTACCAGCAACATTAATTGCAACTCAATTCCGAACTTCCGCTCCTAGCTTAAACCAGACTGTCAGATTTGATGATGTTCTACCTACGAGCTGTGACAGCTCAAGTTTGAGCTAATACTCCTCAGCCAGTCATCCCCATGTTGTGCCACCAGCCATCAACCTGCCTCAAATTGTATGCCGCCTGACAGGGCGGCATTCTTTTATGCATGAATACTTCCATCCCAAAGAACGACATTCCGCGCCTGCTGCGCAATCTGATCCGCATTGGCACCGTTGCCGAGGTGGATTTAGATGCGGGCACCTGCCGCGTGAACACCGGCGGCAACGTCACCGACTGGCTCCACTGGCTGACGTCCCGCGCAGGGCGCTCCCGTTCCTGGTGGGCACCGTCTATCGGTGAACAGGTTCTGCTGTTTTGCCTGGGCGGTGAGCTGGATACCGCCTTTGTGATGCCCGCCGTTTTCTCTGATGAATTTCCTGCGCCGTCGGCGTCAGCCGATGCCGTACACGTCACTTTCCCTGACGGTGCGGTAATTGAGTACGAACCGAAAACAGGCGCGCTGTTGGCAACCGGCATCAAATCCGCCACGGTAAACGCCGCCGATAAGGTGACGGTGACTGCTCCGCTGATCACCTGCACGGCGAAAACCCGCATCACTCTCGACACGCCGGAAGTGGTCTGCACTAACAAACTCACCACGGCCACCATCGAGATAAAAAAGGGCGGCACTATGACCGGAAACCTCACCCATTCAGGCGGAAGCATCACGTCAAACGGCATCGTTGTTCATACCCATAAACACGGCGGCGTCCAGACGGGCGGCGGTCAGACGCAGGTGCCCTCATGACGAATGCAAAATACATCGGGCTGACTCGCGATACGGGGCGCAGCGTCGAAGACCTGGCACACATCCAGCAGTCGGTCAGCGACATTCTGCGCACGCCCGTCGGTTCCCGCGTCATGCGCCGTGACTATGGTTCACTGCTATCGATACTGACTGACCGCCCGCAGAATGCCGCGCTGCGGCTGCAAATCATGGCGGCCTGTTACAGCGCGATCCTTAAGTGGGAGCCGCGCGTCAGCCTCACCGGCATCACCTTTGAAACAACCTACGACGGGAAAGCCGTGGTTGAACTCACTGGCACCCGCAAAGACACCTCCGCCGCCATTTCCTTAACCCTTCCAGTGAGCTGACTTATGGCAACGATTGATCTCAGCCAGTTACCCGCCCCCGACGTGGTGGAGGTGCTGGATTATGAAATTCTGCTGGCGGAGCGCAAAGCCACGTTGGTATCGCTTTACCCCGAAGACCAGCAGGCCGCCATCGCCCGCACGCTGACGCTGGAGTCCGAGCCGATTGTGAAGCTGCTGGAGGAAAACGCCTACCGCGAAGTGATCCTGCGTCAGCGGGTTAACGAGGCGGCGCAGGCCGTGATGCTGGCCTACGCCACCGGCGCAGACCTGGACAACATCGCGGCGACGTTCAGCGTGGAACGCCTGACCATCACGCCTGCGGATACCGCCAGCGTGCCCGCCGTGGCGGCGGTGATGGAAAGCGACGCCGATTTTCGTATCCGCGCACAGCAGGCGTTTGAAGGGCTGAGCGTGGCGGGTCCGGTCGGCGCGTATGAGTATCACGGACGCTCTGCCGACGGGCGCGTGGCGGACATTTCGGTGATCAGTCCGTCTCCCGCCTGCGTCACTATTTCCGTGCTGGCACAGACCGGCAACGGCACCGCCCCCGCCGACCTGCTGGCGAAAGTGCAGGCCGCGCTCAACGATGAAAACGTGCGCCCCGTGGCTGACCGCGTGACCGTCCAGTCAGCCACCGTCGTGAATTACACCATTGATGCCGTGCTGTATCTGTTCCCTGGTCCTGAAGCCGAACCCATCCGCGAAGCCGCCGAGGCGAAGCTTATCGCCTACACCACCGCGCAGCACCGTTTAGGCCGCGACATCCGGCTGTCCGCTATTTACGCCGCGCTGCACGTTGAGGGCGTCCAGCGCGTGGAGCTGAAAAGCCCTAAGGCCGACATCGAGCTGGATAAAACCCAGGCATCATTCTGCACCGCCTATACCCTGGCGGTGGGCGGTTACGATGAGTGATCGCCTGCTGCCCGCCGGTTCCTCGGCGCTGGAAGTCGCCGCCGCCGACGCCTGCGCCGCGCTTGAGGGCGTGCCGGTGCCGCTGCGGCAGCTTTGGGATCCGCAGACCTGTCCGGCAAAGTTTTTGCCTTATCTGGCGTGGGCGCTGTCGGTTGACCGCTGGGATGAAAGCTGGCCTATCGCCACCAAGCGTCGCGTGATCCAGTCGGCCTGGTTCATTCACTGCCATAAGGGCACGGTGGGCGCTATACGCCGCGTGGTGGAGCCGCTCGGCTATCTGATTAACGTGACCGAATGGTGGGAAACCGGCGACGAACCCGGCACGTTTCGCCTGGATATCGGCGTGCTGGAAACCGGCATCACCGAAGAAATGTATCTGGAGATGGAACGGCTCATTGCGGATGCGAAACCGGCCAGCCGCCACCTTGAGACGCTGACCATCATTCAGGATATCCCCGGTTATATCTTCACCGGCGCTCTCTCTTATGACGGTGACATTATTACCGTCTATCCGGCCTAATCTGAGGAACATTCATGGCAACGTATAAAGCATTGCTGACCACCGCAGGCGCGGCCAAAATTGCCGCCGCCACGGCAGGCGGAACGCAGGTCAAAATCACACAGATGGGGGTAGGGGATGGCGGCGGAAAGCTGCCAACACCGGACGCCAAATAAACCAAGCTGATTAACGAGTGTTATCGCGCCAATCTCAACCGGCTAAGCATCGATGCCAAAAACAGTAATTATCTGGTGGCTGAGCTGGTGATACAGCCGGAAGTCGGCGGTTTCTGGATGCGTGAAATGGGCTTGTATGACGCCAGCGGCGTACTGATTGCGGTCAGCAATATGGCCGAGAGTTACAAGCCTCAGTTAGCGGAAGGATCAGGTCGTTTGCAGACGCTGCGCATGGTGCTGGTTATCAGTGAAATTGACACCATTGAGCTGAGTATCGACGGCTCTACGGTGATGGCCACAAAGGATTATGTAGACGATGTGCTGTCTGCGCATGAAAAATCACGTAACCATCCTGACGGAACGCTGACCGCAAAAGGTTTCGTCCAGCTCAGCAGCTCGGTTACCAGCGACAGCGAAACGCTGGCGGCGACGCCCAAAGCCGTGAAGGCGGCGAATGATAATGCCAACGGGCGATTGCCGTCCGGCGGGACTGCCGTTGCTGCGAACAAGCTCGCGACCTTGCGTAAAATTGCCGGTGTGGCGTTTGACGGCACCGCGGATATCAGCATTCCGCCCGCGAACGTGGGCGCACTGCCTGCGGGCGGCACGGCAGTTGCTGCAACCAAACTCGCCACGGCGCGAAAAATTGCCGGTGTCGCCTTTGACGGCACGAAAGATATCGCCATCAGCGCCGCCAATGTAGACGGGTTGGGCAGCGCCGCAACAAAAGACGTGGGCACGGCAGCCGGAAATCTGATGGAAGTGGGTGCGTATGGTCTGGGCGGCAATGCAGTCGTTGCCACTGATGCGAATGCCATCGTTAAAAATGGATTTTATAAACTGACCCGGGAAGGCACACATGGACCGACTTATCAGGCGGCAGCAGAAATTATTCATATCCAGTTTGACGGAGCGTCTGCAAATCAGATTGGCTGGAACGCAGGTGTAGGCAACGGAACGATGTATCACCGAGCAAGAGCGGGTTCTGTTTTTGGTGAATGGATCCCCCTTCTTGACCAGAGCGGCGGCACACTTAAAGGAGATAACGCGCTGCTCGTTTTACAAAATTCAGCGGCGGCAGCGGATAAAAAAGCCCTCTATATCCGTGGGCTAAATTCCGATGGTGCCATGCGCTGGTACGTAGGAAATGGTTCCGCAGGCAATGATTCTGTGCAGTTGGCAAACTACGCCACCGGCGCACAGTTACAGCTCACGGATATGTGCACAATAAATAAGCCTCTTAAAGTCACAGGGAATTTTGACGCAACCGGTTCAGGTAACTTTCCGGGCGGTGTTGCGTCAGCGGCGGGTGTCACATTAAACAGCAGTGCGCTGGTAGGCATGTATTTTGGCGCTGATGCGGCCTCATTTACTAACGCCAACCTTTTGCTGAAAAGCTGGAATGGCATTGGTTTTTATAACACCTGTCCTACCAGCGGTATTCAGGGCATTACCGGTTATATCAATGTGCGCACAGGCAATATGGAAATGAAAAGCACCATTACGCCTGGTGATTACGCTAATTTCGACGCGCGTTTTTATACGAAAACTCTGGCTAATACCACCTTCACTAAAGTGGGCGTTGCTTACACCAAAGGTGAATCGGATGGCCGCTATAACCTGAAGAACACCGCCAGTCTGGGGGCGAATGGCTGGCATAAAGATCCGACGACTGGCCTTATCACCCAATGGGGAACTATCACGGCAAGCGGCGCAGGCTGGCAGACCGTGACCTTCCCGACGGCGTTCCCCTCAGCTTGTCTGAATGTTCAGGTGACGATGATTAACAGCTCTCAGGGGAAATTTGCAGATAACTACGGCACGGCGGGAAGTGTCACACGCACTAATTTCTTGTGCGGGCGAGATAATCAGGGTGCTTACTGGGAAGCGAAGGGGTATTGAATGAACTATTACTACAGCCCGTTAAATGGCGGGTTTTATATTGATACGCTGAAAGACGATTATGTCGCTTCCGACGATGGCTGGCCGGACGATGCCATTCAAATCAGTGACTCACTGTACTGTCAGTTAATTGAGGGACAGTCCGGCGGGAAAATTATTGCAGTGGGTGAAGACGGTGCGCCTTTACTGGTTGATAGGCCTTTGCCTACGGCAGCGGAGCTGATACTGGCCGCAGACAGCCAGCGAGAAATGCTGATGGCAGAAGCCAATGCCGCTGTGACACCGCTGCAAGACGCGGTTGATATTGGAGACGCCACCGACGCGGAAACGGCGTTACTTAATGCGTGGAAAAAATACCGCGTCGCACTGAACCGGCTGGATTTATCCGCTGCGCCGGATATCGACTGGCCTCAGATCCCCGCCTGATTACCCCTGACTATTGCCCCGCAAGGGGCTTTTTTGTCTCGGGCACCGCCCCGTTGTGCCATTCCTCAGACATCCCTCCCGCCGTGCCTGCGCGGACACAACACGCGATGATTGACCTCACCCCAATCACAGGAAAAACACCATGGCTGATTATCATCACGGTGTGCGCGTTGTTGAAATCAACGACGGCACCCGCGTTATCTCCACCGTTTCCACCGCCATCATCGGAATGGTTTGCACCGGCGAGGACGCCGACGCTGCCACGTTTCCGCTGGATACGCCGGTACTTATCACCAACGTGCTGACCGCCGCCGGTAAAGCCGGTAAGCAAGGCTCGCTGTATCCTTCCCTGATGGCCATTGCCAACCAGGCGAAACCCGTTGTTGTTGTCGTGCGCGTCGCGGAAGGCGAAACCGACGCGGAAACCACCTCCAACATCATCGGCGGCACCGATGCCACCGGCATGTATACCGGCATGAAAGCCCTGCTGTCGGCGCAAACTGAACTCGGCGTGAAGCCGCGCATTCTCGGCGTGCCGGGTCTGGATAATCTGGAAGTCGCCACGGCACTTGCCGCCGTCTGCCAGCAGTTGCGCGCCTTCGGCTATGTCAGCGCGTACGACTGTAAAACCGTGTCCGATGCCATCAAGTACCGCGACAATTTCAGCCAGCGTGAGCTGATGGTGGTCTGGCCGGATTTCGTGGCCTGGAACACCACCACGAACGCCAGCGACATCGCCCCCGCCACGGCTTACGCCCTCGGCCTGCGTGCCAAAATCGACGCGGATACCGGCTGGCATAAAACCCTTTCAAACGTCGGCATCAACGGCGTGACCGGCCTGTCTGCCAGCGTGTACTGGGATTTGCAAACCACCGGCACCGATGCCGACCTGCTGAACCAGGCGTGCGTCACCACCCTTATCCGTAAGGACGGCTTTAAGTTCTGGGGGCAGCGCACCTGCTCTGACGATCCGTTGTTCCTGTTTGAGAACTACACCCGCACCGCGCAGGTGCTGGCGGACACCATGGCCGAAGCGCACCTGTGGGCGATGGACAGGCCAATGACCCCGACACTTATCAAGGACATGATCGCGGGCATTAACGCCAAGCTGCGCGAAATGAAGACTGCCGGTCTGATCATTGATGGCACCTGCTGGTATGACCCCGAAGCCAATACCGTTGACACCCTGAAAGCGGGCAAGCTGTTCATTGATTACGACTATACGCCGGTGCCGCCGCTGGAAGATTTAACCCTGCGTCAGCGCATCACCGATCAGTATCTGGCGACGTTCGCCACCTCCGTTAACAGCTAAGAGGCGCTAAAACATGGCACTGCCTAAAAAACTTAAATACCTGAACCTGTTTAACGACGGGAACAGCTATCTCGGCATGGTCAGCGGGCTGACGCTGCCAAAACTGACCCGCAAGCTGGAGAACTATCGCGGCGGCGGCATGACCGGTTCCGCCTCCATTGATTTTGGCCTGGACGACGACGCGCTGACCTTTGAGTGGACGGTGGGCGGGCTGGATGAACTGGTGCTGAAACAGTGGGGGGCAGTGGATGCCGTGCCGCTGCGCTTTGCCGGTTCCTTCCAGCGTGACGACACCGGCGAAATCTCCGCCGTGGAAGTCACCCTGCGCGGCCGCCACAAGGAAATGGATTTCGGCGAGTACAAACAAGGTGAGGACACGGAAACCAAAATCACCACCCAGTGCACCTATTTCAAACTCACGATTGACGGTAAGGACGTGATTGAGGTCGATACGGTGAACATGGTGGAAATCGTCGGCGGCGTTGACCGCGTGGCGGAACACCGCAAAAACATCGGCCTGTAACCCTTAACTGCGCCGGATTCCGGCGCAAAACCTCACCTTTGAATAAGAGACACCGCTATGTCAGAACACAATGAAAACATCGTTATCCTGGAAGAACCGATCAAGCGCGGCGACACCCTGATCACTCAGATTGAAATCATCAAACCGAATGCCGGTCATCTGCGCGGAATTGGCCTGGCGGCGCTGGCGAATGCCGACGTTGACGCGCTGACCGTGATCCTGCCGCGTATCACCGTGCCGAACCTCACCGCCCAGGACTGCAAAAGCCTGAACCTGCCTGACCTGATTGCGATGGCCGGTAAGGTGATCGGTTTTTTATCGCCGAAGTCGGAACAGTAAACATTCCTGCGGCACTGACCGTTGATGACCTGATGGCGGATGTCGCAGTGATCTTTCACTGGCCGCCGTCAGAACTGAACCCGATGACGCTGACCGAGCTGCTGGTGTGGCGTCATAAGGCCATGCAGCGCAGCGGAGCCACCGACAGTGAGTAACTTAAAAGTAGAGGTGCTGTTAAAGGCGGTTGACCAGGCGACCCGCCCGTTTAAAGCAGTGCAGAACGCCAGTAAGGCGCTGGCCGGAGAGATTAAAACCTCACAGACCAGCCTCAGAGACCTGAACGCGCAGGCCGGGAAAATTGACGGCTTCCGTAAATCCAGCGCACAGCTTGCCGTCACCGGTCAAAAACTCAAAGACGCCAAAGCGGAAGCGGCGGCGCTGGCGATCCAGTTTAAAAACACCGCCAGTCCGACCCGTGCACAGGCGCAGGCCATGGAGTCCGCGAAGCGTACCGCCGCGCAGTTGCAGACCCAGTTCAACGGGTTGCGCCAATCGGTGCAGCGTCAGCGCACGGAACTCAGCCAGGCGGGCATCAGCACGCGCACGCTGTCTGACTCTGAGCGTCGCCTGAAAACCTCCATCAGTGAAACCACCACGCAGCTCAACCGGCAGCGTGAATCCCTGGCACGCGTCAGCGCGCAGCAGGCCAAACTCAACGCGGTGAAAGGCCGGTATCAGGCCGGTAAACAACTGGCGGGCAGCGTCACCGGCGCAGGTGCCGCCGGTGTCGGGATTGCGACGGCGGGCACGGTGGCCGGTGTCGGTATGCTCAAACCGGGTTTTGACTTTGCGCTGAAAAACTCCGAGTTGCAGGCGACGCTCGGCCTGGCGAAAGACTCCGCCGATATGGCTGCTTTGCGCACCCAGGCGCGGCAGCTCGGTGACAACACCGCCGCGTCTGCCGATGATGCCGCCGCCGCGCAGATCATCGTCGCCAAATCCGGCGCGGACAAGGACGGCATTCTGGCGGCGACGCCGACCATCCTGAATCTGTCCCTGGCGAACAAGCGCACCATGGAGGAGAACGCCACGCTGCTGATGGGCGTGAAATCCGCGTTCGGCATGACCAATGACACCGTGTCACACATTGGCGACGTGCTTTCAACGGCCATGAATAAGTCGGCAGCCACCTTTGAAGGGTTGTCAGACACCATGACCTACGCCGCGCCGGTGGCGAAACAGGCCGGTATCAGCGTCGAAGAAACCGCCGCGATGGCCGCCGCCCTGGCGGATGCCAAAATCACCGGCTCGATGGCGGGCACCGGCGCGCGAGCGGTCATTACCCGTTTGCAGGCACCGACGGGCACCGCGGCCGCCGCGCTCGGTGAACTGAAAGTGAAAACGGCGGACAGCAAAGGCAACATGCGCCCGCTGTTTACCATTCTGAAAGAAATGCAAAAGAGCTTTGAGAGAAACAAGCTCGGCGATGCGCAGCAGGCGCAATACATGAAAGCCGTCTTTGGTGAAGAAGCCAGCTCGGCGGCGATGGTGCTGATGGATGGGGCAACGTCGGGCAAGCTCGACAAGCTTACCCAGGCATTCAAAACCTCGGACGGTAAAACTGAGGCGCTGGTGGCGGTGATGCAGGACAACCTCGGCGGCGACTTTAAGGAATTTCAGTCAGCCTATGAGGCGGTCGGGACTGACCTGTTCGACCAGCAGGATTCGTCACTGCGCAAACTGGTGCAGACCGCCACCGGCTACGTGCTGAAACTGGATAAGTGGATTGTGAACAATAAAGCCCTGGCGACAACGCTGGGCAAGATTGCGGGCGGTGCGCTGCTGATTATCGGCGCGCTCGGCGTGTTTGGTCTGGTGGCGGGTCCGGTTATCAGCGGTATCAATCTGATCGTTGCCGCCGCCGGTATGCTCTGGACAATCCTCGGCACGGTCGGCAGTGCCATTATCACGGTGATCGGCGGACTCACCTGGCCGGTGGTTGCCGTCGCGGCGGCCATCGTCGCCGGTGCGCTGATTATCCGCAAATACTGGGAGCCGATCAGCGCCTTCTTTGCCGGTGTGATTGAAGGGCTGGGGATTGCGTTCGCGCCGGTCAAAGAGTTGTTTTCCCCGCTCAAGCCGGTGTTTGACTGGCTCAGCGATAAACTGAAAATGCTCTGGCAGTGGTTCAAAGACCTGATCGAACCGGTGAAATCCACACAGGACACGCTCAATAGCTGCAAAGACACCGGCGTAATGTTCGGGCAGGCCATCGCCAACGCGCTGACCGCGCCGTTACAGGCGTTCAACAAACTGCGTTCGGGTGTGGACTGGCTGCTGGAGAAGCTCGGCATCATCAAGGATGAATCGGCGGATCTTGATAAGAACGCCAGCAAAGCGCATAACGCTGCCGCTGCGGGACAGGATCCGCTGACGCTGCCGCCAGGTAATGCCCTCGGCGGGGCATATGTGCCGGTGTCCGCCGGTGGCGGCAGCAGTTATGTTGACCGCAGCACGCACACCTACCAGATTTCAGCGGGGAATGCCCTGGGCGGTGCGGATGCCAGCAAACAGATCCGTGCCGAACTGGAAGCCCGTGACCGCGCCCGCGCTGCACAACAACGTTCCCGCATGGATAACGATTAAGGAGATGTCCGCATGATGTTAACGCTCGGGCTGTTTGTGTTTCAGTTGCAGACCGTCCCTTATCAAAGCTTGCAGCGCGACGTGGATTACCGCTGGCCTGCAAACAACCGCGTCGGCCTGCGTCCGCTGCCGCAGTTCCTCGGCGTGAATGAGGAGAAAATTACCCTGTCCGGTGTGCTGATGCCGGAAATCACCGGCGGACGGCTTTCCCTGATGGCACTGAACCTGATGGCTGACGAGGGCAAGGCGTGGCCTCTGCTGGAAGGCAGCGGCACCATTTACGGGATGTTCGTGGTGAACAGCGTCAGCGAAACCCACACGGAACATTTTTCCAACGGTGCCGCCCGCCGGATTGAATTTACGCTGACGCTGACCCGCGTGGATGAATCCCAGGCGGCGATGTTCGGCGACATGAAAGCGCAGGCCGACGGGCTGCTGGATCAGGCCGGTGGTTTAACCGGTCAGTTGAGAGGTCTGCTGTGATTACGGATATGACCATCGGCGCCGGTGCGCTGTTTGCGCCGGATTTTACGGTGACCGTCAGCGGGAAGGACATCACGCAGGACGTCAGCAACCGGCTGATCTCGCTGACGCTCACGGACAACCGTGGCTTTGAGGCTGACCAGCTCGACATCGAGCTGAGCGACACCGACGGCCTGCTGGGGATGCCGCCACGCGGCGCGGTGGTCAATATCGCGCTCGGCTGGAAAGGTCAGGCACTGACGAACAAAGGCGACTTTACCGTGGATGAGGTGGAGCATCGCGGCACGCCGGACACGCTGACCATTCGCGCCCGCAGCGCGGACTATCGCGGCAGCCTGAATTCCCGCCGCGACAACTCCTATCACGACACGACGCTGGAAGCGGTGGTGTCGGCAGTCGCGGCGCGCAACAACCTCAAGCCCGCGGTTGCAGAACCTTTCAGGGGCGTGCAGGTGTCGCACATCGACCAGACCCAGGAAACCGACGCGAAATTTATCACCCGTCTGGCGGAGCTGAACGGCGCGGTGGTTGCCATTAAGGCGGGTAATCTGCTGTTTATCAAACCAGGCGCGGCAAAGACGGCCAGCGGAAAGCCTATCCCGCAGATGACCATTGTGCGCAGCGACGGCGACGGGCACACGTTCAATATTGCTGACCGAGGAGCCTATACCGGCGTATCGGCAAGCTGGTTGCATACCAAAGACCCGAAGCCGAAAAAGGTGAAGGTTCAGCGGAAAAAGAAAGTGCAGTACCTGCGCGCCCTGCAACATCCGAAGGCAAAGAAAACCAGCGCGAAGGTGCAGAAAACGCCGGAGGCGAAGGAAGGGGATTACCTGGCGGGCAGTGATGAAAACGTGTTTAACCTCACCACCATCTACGCCACGCAAAAGGCTGCCATGCGGGCAGCCCAGGCGAAGTGGGACAAACTCCAGCGCGGTGTCGCGGAGTTCTCGATCTCCCTGGCTCGCGGACGGGCTGACTTATTCCCGGAGACGCCGGTGGCGGTATCGGGCTTTAAATCCGTGATCGACGCGCAGCCCTGGATAATCAGCAAGGTGACGCACAGTCTGGGCGGCAGCGGATTTGTGACGACGTTGAATCTGGAGGTGTTGCTGTCAGATGTGAGTTATGAGGCGACGGAAAACAGCTAACCTGAGCCACTCACATCAGAAGAATTCCATTTCATCGTATGGGCTTTCTTTGCAGGAACGGAGCCGGCTTTCAAGATCACCACAATGAACTTCTAACTGATGGCCATCCGGATCGAGAAAGTAAATTGACTCCCCTTCACTCTTATCATTTTTCCACTCGACAACACCGGCATGCCGTATTTTCTCTCGAAATGACGGCATGTCGGCTGATTCGATAGTAAAGGCGTAATGAGTGTAATCCGTCTTGGGGTCAATGGAAGTGTCTAAGGATAAACATAACCACAGGTCACCAAGTGACAGGTAAGCCCCTCTCGCCCATTTAGCCCGAGGCATAAAACCAAGAACATCTACATAGAAACTAAAACTGCGCGGTAAATGACTGACCGCGAGAGTGAGGTGATTCAATCCGGATAGCATAACTCCCCCTTTTGATTTGATTGAGTTCTCTTGAATTACCAAGATTTTGAAGAGTGTAAATCACTGTAATTTAAGATGTATGCTGAACGCGATAACATACAATGACCGCATCTGATTAAAAATGATTACATGGTGATTATTATGATGCACTGCCCGAAATGCCAGCACGCAGCACACGCCCGTTCCAGCCGTTATCTGAGCCTTAACACCAAAGAACGTTATCACCAGTGTCAGAATATTAATTGCAGTTGCACGTTTAAAACCCATGAGTCTATTGCTGACATTATTGTTGAACCCGGCACCGTTCATGCTGTTCAGTTGCATCCGGATAAACATCAGCAACAATCTTTGCAGATGCATTAAAACAAGAAACCCGCCAATGGCGGGTTTCTTGACATTCATGATCACCAACTAAGTTGCTCACCGCTGGCTTTCAGATTTTGTTTGTACATCATATCCAGAGTCGCGTAAGTGCACATATTAACCGCACCTTCACAATAATCCCCAATAACCCTATCTAATATTTCTTTATTTTTGGCTTTGGTCAGATTTTTAAAAGCGGCCAGATTTTGCTTTTCCATCATACGAAGCGTTGTTGGTTGGCACATCTTAACGGCACCATCACAGTAATCAGCCTTCACCCTCGCCTTGATGTATTCAATTACTTCTTGTTTTTGCGCTTCGGAACCATCGAATTCCATAGGGTTGACAAATGCAGCACTCACGGCAAACGGAAGCACTAAAGCAGCAAATCCCAGAACAAACTTCATCATTAAGTCCTTATAGTGAAAGCAAACTGTTAAGACTAATTTTAACAACCTGACATTAAAATTTCACCGTTTCCGCCGAAACCTTTCCAAAGATATTTGCTTAGACAAACCAATCGGTTGCTAACCTTGCATGTATACGACTGACTAAATCAAACATTTACACTGTTTTTATATACAGTAATATTCACATTCTCAAAAAGGAGGATGTGATGAGTGTAAGAAAGCTGTCTACCGGTAAATGGTTATGTGAGTGCTACCCGAACGGGAGTGGAGGTAAGCGATGCCGCAGGCAGTTTGATACCAAAGGTGAAGCCGTTGCCTTTGAAACTTACACCATGGATCAGGCAAAGAACAAACCGTGGCTGGGCGAGAAGGAAGACCGGCGGAAGCTGAGCGAGCTGGTCGATCTCTGGTACAGCCTGCACGGCTGCTCTCTGAATGATAAAAAGGGACGGCTGGGCAAACTGAAGATTATCAGCGCGGGAATGGGTGACCCGATAGCCAGTACAATCACGCCGAGAGACTGGGCGCATTATCGCGATCAGCGGCTGCGCGGTGAGATTGATAACGGCTACAGTACCAGTCTGGCGACCCGAAAAGTTTCAACCGGCACGGTGAACTGTGAGCACGCTTTTCTGAGGGCAGTGTTCAACGAGCTGAAGCGCCTGGGGGAATGGTCGCTGCCAAACCCTCTCGAGAATATCCGCGAGTTTGATCAGCCGGAACGCGAAATGGCATGGCTGAGCCAGGAACAAATTCTGCGGCTCATGGCGGCCTGTGAAGAGCATGGGAATGATGAATTAACGCTGATCGTTAAACTCTGTCTTTCGACCGGCGCACGCTGGAATGAGGCCGCCAAAATCAAAAGCTCGCAGCTCTCCCCTTACAAACTCACCTTCATCAATACCAAAGGTAAAAAGAACCGCACCGTTCCCCTCGCCCGCCCCCTCTATGATGAACTGATCGCCCGTAAAGGCGCGCCCTTCTCACCCTGCTATAAGCAGTTTTATCGAGTGATCAGGCTGGCCGGCATCGAACTGCCGGAAGGTCAGATGACGCACGTTCTGCGGCATACGTTCGCCAGCCATTTCATGATGGCCGGTGGCAACATCATCGTGCTGCAACGCATCCTCGGGCACTCAGATATCCGCGTCACGATGCGTTACGCACACTTCGCTCCCGATCACCTGGAAGACGCTATTTACATGAATCCGCTGGCTCAAATCAGTGGCGATAAAATGGCGATGGAGAATCCAAATGAGTAACATTGAGGGTAAGTGAGAATAGCCTAAGTGATTGTTTTTATTATAAGTGGTTGATTTTAAAAACAGTCAAAAAAAAGACCGAATACGATTCCTATATTCGGTCTAGGGAAATGGCTCTTGGGAGAGAGCCGTGCGCTAAAAGTTGGCATTAATGCAGGCGGTTAAGCCGTACAACTTAAAGAGTAGACGACGCATGACTAATTTCCACCCAGTTTGAAACATAGTGATAATAACAATGATGTATTATTTTCATTGTGTGACAACATACGCAAAACATGGGATTAACATCAGTCATTTATCGTCTGCACGGCGACTCAACAGAGCGACTGCGCTTTGGCAATAAATGGCGCGAGACTCATTTTTTGTCCCGGATTCTGCGGATCATCCAGCCAGATTTTCTCCAGCGGCACGGCCTGAACCTGATGGTTTTTGACCTGCTCTCTGGCGACGTCATTAAGAGGATATTGCGCCAGCGTGCTGTCGTTGATCACATACAGCGCATTACCGGGACGGCATTGCAGCATGACTTCTTCGCGGGTAAAGGCCCAGGCTTTGCCGTATTGCAAACGGCTGATCGTCTCAAGCTGGGGCGCCGCAAAGCTGCTGGCCGATAAGGTCAGCAACACGCAGGCAAGCAGTGTTTTCCTCAT